CTCTGAGCTCCGGTGTAGCGCCTGCCCGTCAGGGCGCTCGTGCTGAACGTCACACGCACTGTGCTGCCACCAGACCACTGCCCACCCTGCCAGCCGGTCACACCGTGCTGCAGGCCCCTGATGGGATCAAACTGTGGCTGCTGGATATGACGCGCGTCAGCCCACTGCGCTGCGAGCAGGTCACTACCCACCACACCCTCATGCAGGTAGATGCGCAGCGCATCGGTGTTGCCCTGCACATCAGCACTGGTGAGCGCAGTGCCATTCACGAACGTGTTTGGCTTCGAGTAGGCCATCAGGTCAGCCTCTGGTGAATGGCGCTCAGGCGACCCTGACTGAGGTTGAGGGTGCAGCTGCCTGCGAGTGCGGTGAAGGTCTTGAGCTCATTGAGCGTACCGCTGAACCCTGCGTGATAGATCCCGTGCACTACGATGCGCAGCCCGTAGATGGTGGTCGAGCCCGTGGCCTGCTCATGCGCGCGAAAGTAGCTGCCCTGCGTGCCCATCCACTTGAGATCTTTCTGTGTCGGAGCGCTGCTCATCTGCCCCTCATTCGCATGCGCCTCAGGCGAGTACTCGAGGTAGGCAGGCACCAGGCTGGTCGCTGCCAGGGCAGTCACTGCAGTGTTTGCAGTGGTGAAGTCGCTCTGACCGTTGACTGCTGCCCAGTTGGTGAGGGCAGGGCTGGTGATGTCCCACTGCAGGTGAGCCACCCAGCATGCAAGGCAGTCATTGAGGTCGGTGCTGCCTCCTGACCCGTTGTCGATGGGCAGGGTGCCGAAGGCAGGCGCAGCGTATGGCCTGCCAGTCACCAGGGGCTCAGCTCCGAAATTCCACCACACCCGCAGCACATCACCAGGCGCGATCGTCCACCCGGTGAGCCCGAAGCTCAGCCGCCCGTTGCCCGTGCCACCGAGCTCGGTGAGGGTCGAGGGGCTGCTGCCACTCGCAGCGATGTTCTGAGGGCTGGTGTGGTCCCACACCCCTGACCCGATGGCAGCGCTGGCACTGTCTACGGTGATGAGGTTCTGCCCCTGCAGCTGAGGCAGGTCGATGGCTCCCACACCGTGATTGAAGCGGTCGAGGGCACCAGGCTGGGTGTAGTCGTCGAACCGGTCATTGAGGTCGGTGGCATCGATGGCATCGCCAGCGTTGATGCGCGGTCGGTTGATTCTCGACACTGTGCCCCCTACCGGTAGCGAGCGATGGCAAGCGCCTTGCACCCGAAGAGGTGCGCCTGCATCAGGTTGGTCGGTGTGGTGTCAGTGATGGCGTCATCCTGACCTGCCAGGGTGAACCGGAACTCAAAGGTGACATCGAGGTCACCAGCCGGGTAGAGCCCTGTGCCGAAGGTGCGGAAGTTGCCCATAGTGCGCGCGCAGCCGATGTTTTCCACCATCGTGATGCCAGCCACCCGGATCCGCACCCCGAGGTACTTAGGGTTCGGTGGGTGGTTGTTGTTGGCTGTCTGGCTGAACGCGAGGAACACAGCCCCGAGGCCTGACCACTCGATGAAGAGGTGACCGCCCCGGAAACCCCCGAGGGTCATCGTGTGAGCTGCGTGCCAGCCCCCTGCGTAGTTCTGGTACTGGAGTGCCCGGAACTGGTAGCCGATGGTGTCCGCTGCAGCGCTGCGGAACTCAGTCTGCTCACCTCGAGTGCTGCCCGAGCCCCACAGAGGGTTGTCGAAGTTCGTGACCCACACCTGCCTCGCAGCGTTGTTCACGATGTTCGCGTTGCTGTAGCTGCCCTGCGGGGTCTGGGTGCGGTCGAGGGCAGTGATGGCTGACTGCGCAACGCGCAGCTCGGCATTGAGCTGGTCAGCCTGCGCGAGCTGCTGGGTGCGCGCCTGGTGCTCAGTCCAGTTCTTCACGCGCGCCTCCCTGCGATGGTGGTGGTGCCAGGCATCTTGTACTCGACCTCATAGCCGATGACAGTGAGGTCATCAGTAGACTCGAGGCCCCACTTGAACCACGCTGCTGACTGCTGAGCCACAGGGATGCGCAGGGGCACCAGGCGCGACTCATCCCACTCATCAGACCCGATGACCGCAGTGTTGTAGACCGGCTGCGCGGCTGCGTCAGGGGGCTGCGCCTGGTAGCCACGATTGTCGCCACCCGTGCGCTCGAAGTCCTTGTAGGCAGTCGTCTGCACAGTCACTGACCCCGAGGTCAGCAGCCAGAGCGTCACATACTGCACCCGCTTTTGCAGCTGCGCATCACCGAGGTCGAGCCAGGCGCTCTGCAGCTTCGAGGTGGGTGGGGGCGACTCGGTGTAGACCTGCTCAGTGACCGTGCCACCCATCGCGCGCCTCGAGCTCAGCACGAATAGGCCAGCTTCAGCGCCTGCGCCTGCCTCGGTGCCCGTGTTGTGACCGAAGATGAGTGCGCCATTGAACATGCGGTCGAGGCTGCCCACAGGGAAGCCTACCCGAGTGCTCCACCCTTCCTTTTCGGTGTGGTACACGATCCCGAGGTTGGGGCGGTCGTTGCCATCAGCAGGGAAGTAGCAGTGATAGGCGCGATCCTTCGGTGAGTACCTGCCCACTGCTCGAGCTGCGCAGTCAGTTGTCAGCCGCCCCAGGGTGCGCTTGATGGGCTCGCTGAGGCGCAGCAGCTGCACCTCGCTGCCACCCGTGAAGCCTCCGGTGAGGGTGTAGACCCCATCCTGTGCCAGGAACACTACCCCGAGGCCTGGCACTTGATCGATGGTGTTCGGAGCTCTGCAGGCCACCTGCGAGGTCACTGTGGTCACAGTGAAGCCAGCGTCAGGGCTGCCCTGCACCACATCAACACCATTCTCACGCAGCACGATGAGCACGTTGTAATGCGCAAACAGGCGCACGATCCCGCCACCGGGTGCACTGAGCCTGATGTAGTCAGTGCTTGCAAACTGGTGAGCCCTGCCAGGCTTCGAGTAGAAGAGGGTGAAGGGCTCTGCAGCTCCACCATCAAGCCACAGGCAATCACCGAACGTGGCAGCGCTGCGGGCAGTGGTCGCAGGCAGGGGCATCGATTCAGTCAGAGCGGGTGCCAGGGCACCGACTGCGCTGCTGCGGTACGGGTCAAACCACAGGTCTTCGACGTTATTGTTGAGCTGGTCGATGAAGTAGTAGTCAGTGTCGCCGTAGGTGGGGCTATCGAAGCTCTGGTTCTGCGTCCGGTAGATGCGACGGGCAACGGTGCCAGGGGGACCGATGGGGATGCGCATGCCAGTGCAGTACCTGAACCCCTTCACCCCTGCCTCGAGCTGCCACTTGACGAACCCCTCCCCGCTCAGGGGCGACTCAGAGCCATCAGCCTTGAGGAAGCTCACCCGGTACTGAAACTCAGCCTCCTGCCCTGCTGTGCTGGCAGTGTTCGTGGCAAACCCCAGCCCGTACTCGCCAGGCCTGCTGATGCCACCGGGCTCCGAAGGCCACCAGAGGTTGAGGTAGTCACCCGTCGCAGTGGGGGAGGTGGGTGGGGTGGTCGAGGTCGCCCCGTTCAGCGTGGTCACCCCCATCAGGTCAGGCGCAGGCACCGAGGTGAACCCGAGTGGCTCGACCAGCTGCTGCGCGATGGTGGGCACAGTGTTCAGCGTGGTGAGGGTAGGCAGGGGCCAGCAGCGCACCACCACAGGGGCATCGCGCCCATTGGTGATGAGCACCCCATCACTGAGCACGGTGTAGGTGCTCGAATACTCATTTGGCGCAGGGACGGTGCGACCGCTCTGCAGCGCGAGCTTTCCACCCACACCACCGACCTCATAGTAGAGGTACAGGGTGCCTTCACTTTCGAAGAGGATGGTGTAGCGGCTGCCACCTGGCTGCTGCTCGTAGACAAACAGCGAGTCGATAGGCCCCAGGGTGTTCCATGGCTCGAAGCCTCGAGCAGGGTCTGCCCTGAACTTTTCGTAGCCGACACGGGTAGACCAGCCGAAGGTCTGCGGGTCAACGGTCACATTCTCGAGCACCGTCATCGCGTCGCGAGGCTGCGGTAGGAACTCGACTACAGCCCCGAGCTCAGGGGCCTGCTCAGTGATGCCCTGCACAGTGGCCTCCTATGGGGTGTAGACCAGAGGCCCGAACGGATTCGGGTAGGCGACGGGCAGCCCACCCCCTCGCCTGATGCGCCTGGGTGGCTTGCCCAGAAACCGTGCTTCGAGCTCGCGCTGCAGCTGCTGGCGCTTGCGCTCATAGACTGCGCTCAGGGTCGCGTTGTCATGCTTGAGCGTGATCTGCTCAAGGGCCGCATAGGCGATGGCCTGCGCATAGGCCTGGGGCACCAGGGGCACGTCTTGATCCTCGAGCATCGGGCTCGGGGTGATGAGTCGCCTGATGCTGAACCGGGTGTCAGCGCTGACGTGCGGGTACAACCGGAAGCTCTGGTACACACCCGTGCTGCCCCTGTGGCGCACTGCATCGCTCGCGAATGCCTGCGAGTCGAGCGTGCTGACCCTGGTGTCGCTCTGGATGGTGACACCACCAGCGGGGTCGATGGTGTCAACGTCGATCCCTGGGGGTGCGTTGACGGTGTGGCGCACTCGAACCGGTGCCCTGATGCCGAGCTCGGGGCAGGTGAAGTAGTAGCGCCGATACAGGCCCGTGCTCAGGGGGAGCGCCTCGGGGGTGAAGGTCAGCTCTTCATCATCAGCGAGGTTGTAGGTGACCCCGGTGCTCAGGGCTGACTCGCGACCACCAGACACCCCTGCCCGGTACTCAATCGGCGTCTCGGGGTCGGGGCCATACACGTTGCACATGTAGACGGTGACACTGCGGGTGCCTCGACCTGCGCCAGGTGTGATGACGCTGACCCCTGTGGGCTTGCGAGGCGCAGGGATGCGCACACCCTGGCTGGGGATGTAGGCCTCAGGCCTCCCCAGCAGGCTGCGGTCAAGCCTCGCATCATCCCGATCGAACTTGCTGAGGTAGAACTGCGGGGTGGGCAGACCTGTCTCGAGGTCATTGATAGCCATCACCGTCGCAGTGTCTGAGGGCAGGTAAACCTCGCGCATGCGCACGGTCACCGAGTAGGTGCCAGTCGTGCCCTCGAAGTCGCGATCAAGGTAGAGCTGCGTGGTGCCAGACACGAACCGCACCCGGTACTCACCGGTCACATCATTCGAGTCGGTGATGCTGACCTCAGCCCCTTCCCAGCGCGAGCCAGGCAGCACAGGGTCAGCCGAGTAGGGGAACGATGCCCCTGCCACCGTCGCAGACCCGTTGATGACGCTGAATGAGCTCTGATCATCAGTGGGGATGGTGACGTTGCTTTCACGCTGGCAGAAATCCCAGGCGCGATCGGTGAGCAGTCGCGCCTGAGCGTCATTCAGCAGGGTGTCAAGCTGGGTGTCATAGGTGTCATTCGTGGGGTCGTAGTCGAGCAGGTTGCCCACAAACGCCCGGAGGTCAGCCAGATTCACACTTGACTCCTGCCTGCTGAAAGGCCCCGACGGCCACAGGGAACCGCCGGGGCCAGTGTAGCGGGGGGACGCTACGGAGTGGGCTCAGAACTGCTTCTT